GCAGCGTGCCTCTGGCGTGACGGGCCATAATGGCGGACTTGCCTGGCTGCGGGGGCGAGTCGCATACTGGCTCCGATGCCTGCTGGTCGATCCAGCGGCAGCCGGTAGCCGAATCCGGGCGCTTAACGAAGCCGTCGCTTAGGCCAGCCGGGAGCAGGGTCGTGCCCCCCCGGCCGGTAGCGCGAAAGCGGCAGCCTATCCCCGCGTCTCGAAACGGAGGGCTGCCATGCCGCATCCCCAGGACTTCAGCGGGGTCATCCCCGTTGAGTTCTCCAGCCAGATCATCGAGGAGGCCATCCAGCAGAGCGCGGTGCTCACGCTGGGCCAGCGGCTCCCGATGGGTACCACGATCACCGACCTGCCGATTCCCAAGACGCTGCCCAAGGCGGCGTGGACGGGTGCTCCCGGTGGCCGCAAGGCGTGGACCGATCTCATGCTCGAAACCACGTCCATCCACGCCGAGGAGGTGGCGGCGGTTACCGCCATCCCCGACAGCTACCTGGAGGACGCCACAATCAACATCTGGGCCTGGGCTCGGCCGAGACTGGCCGAGGCTATCGCGGTCGCGCTCGATGACGCGATCCTGTTCGGCCTCGACGCCCCGCCCACCTTCCCGAACCCGAGCCCGGCAGGCACGGGCGGGCTGATGCACAACAACAACTCGTTCCCCATCCCGGCCGCTGGCACCACCGACGCGGTAGACATCGTGAACCGCGCTATGGGCCAGGTGGAAGGCCAGGGCCTCAACGTCACCGGCCACGCGGCCGACCTCATGGTGAAGGCGTCCTTCCGAGGCGTGCGCGACGACACCGGGGCGCTGCTGCTCGGCACCGAGCAGGCGGGCACCGGCCAGCGGAACACCCTCTACGGCGTGCCGATCGCCTACAACTCGTGGTCCACCCGGACCAACAACTTCCTGACCGGCGCCTGGCAGAACCTCCTCATCGGGGTCCGCCAGGACATCAGGTTTGCGATGGACCCCAATGCGGTCATCGCAGACGCCGACGGCAAGGTCATCATCAGCGGCTTCCAGGACAACACGACGCCGATGAAGGTCTGGGCCAGGTTCGGGTGCGTCGTGATCAAGCCGGTGACCGTTCGCACGCCGGGCGGCGCCCTGCCGTTCGCCCGAGCCGCCCTGTCTCAGTTCGGCCTGGCGTCGGGCGAGAACGAGGTGGTCACCACGAAGCGCGGCGCGGCGAAGGAGTAGGCGATGGCCCGCCCCGCTGAGACCTGCACCGAGTGCCGGGCGCTGGTGGCCGCTGACCAGATGGCGAATCACGTCGCCTGGCACACCGGGCTCTCGAATGCGCTCGCGCTCGTCACAACCCGGACGGCGACGAACCACCCGCACGGGCCGGTCGCAGGCGAGAGGGGCGGGTCCAAGTGACAGGCCAGCCGTGGGAGGCGTGGGCGCCTAAGCTCGATCCGCCCACGGCTGGCGGCCTGCCCTACGACGTGGCCGCGACCATCGCGGCGGCGTTCTGGGAGGACAGCCCGCACGAGGCCGCCGCGCAGATGTGGGAGGCGTACGCGGCGATGCTCGACCCGACGCTGGCCGTCTCGATGGTGAACACCGGGGCGCAGTCGGTCAGCTACGGCACCGCGCGGCCGGGCGGCGAGTACGGTCTCGCCGTCGCGCGGGCCGAGTGGCACCGCTCGTTCGTCTCGGGCGGCACGGCGCAGCTCGTCGCCAAGCGGGTCGTCAAGGTCCACCGGCCGAACTGGTGGAACGTGGGCGAGCTGCCATGAGCGGCGCGCTGCTCGTCGCCGCCGACCAGGTGGAGCTGTGGGAGCCCGGCGAGCTGGACGACCACGGCTGGCGCGAGCCGCCCGAGGGCCGCCCCCGCTGGAGCGGCACCGGGAACCTCCAGCTCAACCAGGGCTTCTCGGACCCGCGCGGCGCCGACAGCGGCGGCCGGGGTCCGCACGACCCGGCGCGGGTGGAGGACGGCCTGTTGTTCCTGCCGCTCGACGCCGAGCCGCACGACGGCTGCTCGGTGCGGGTCCGCGGCGAGTTCTACACCCTGTCGCAGGTGCGGAAGATCATCGACCCGATGCGCTTCGGGCTGGACTGCTGGACGGCCAGGACCACGGGGCCGCGTCATGGCTGAGGTGCAGTTCACGGTCTCCAGCGAGGACCACCGGAACCTGCGGCTGTGCGTGCAGCCCGACATCGCGCGGGCCGCGCAGGAGCTAGCCTCGCGGGCCGCCTCCAACACCCCGCGCCTGACCGGCCGGGCTACTCCGACCCCGCAACCACGGTCGTCACGAACACGGTGCCCTACGCCCGGTTCGTGGAGTACGGCACCAAGAGCCAGCCCGCGAGGGCGCCTCTCGGCCGGGCGCTGGCCGCAGGGACCACCCAGTGACCGCCCCGGTGGTCGTGCAGCCCGACCTCGAAGCGTGGGTGATCAACGCGCTCCGCGGACTGCCCGGCGACGTGACGGCGTTCACGTTCGCCGCGACACAGCTTGACCTGCTCGGGTGGCTCTACGCCTACTTCGTGCAGGTGGACGCTCGCCACCGCCGCAAGCCCGCCGCCCGCGACATAGCCGAGCGGGCGCGGCAGATCATCGTGGGCCTGGCCGAGGTGCCGTGGCCCGAAGGGTGCATCTGCATGGTGCGCCCGACCGAGGGGCCGTTCTGGCTGCCTGATCCCGAGGACGGCCAGCCCCGCTATACGACGCGGTTCGAGATCCGCGTGCATCCCGTGCGCCCCGACGCGGGCGCTCTCACCGAAGGAGCCTTACATGCCTCCAGCACCGCCAAGCCTCGACATCAACCCGTCTGAGGTGCAGGTCGGCACCGCGAACGGGCCGGGTATCTACCTCGCCCCCGCTGGCACCGAACCGCCCGACGCCACCGACGACGACTGGGAGGACCCGTGGCGCATCCTCGGTTACCTCTCCGACGACGGGCCGACCGTGGGCTCATCGACCGACACCGAGGACATCACCCCGTGGCAGTCGGTGGTCCCGATCCGCTCGGTGATCACCGGCCGCAGCATTACGCTCCAGTTCATCTTGTGGCAGCTCAACCGCATGACCTTGGGCCTCTACTTCGACATGGAGGAGCCCGCCGCCGCCGCCGATGGGTCGATCAACATGGAGCTGCGCAGCGACTCGCCGCAGCGGCTCCACGCGGTCGGCATCGACTCGGCCGACGCGGAGCGGGTGATGCGGATCACGTTCGGGCGGGCCTCGCTGACCGCCGCTGGTGACATGCAGATCACCAGGGGTGCGGCGGTGCCGCTGGACTGCACGCTGTCGGCTCTGGATGACGGCGGGCTGCTGGGCTACGTGCAGCTCGGGCCGCGCGGCACGGGCGGCGCCGCTCCGCTCACCCGCAAGGCCGCCGCCGCCCGTCAGGCCGCCGCTGAAAAGGCGGCGTGACCGGGCCTAGTGCGAACGGGAACGGGGCGTTCGACCTGGGGGCCGCTGCTGAGGCTGCGGCGACCGAGGCCGAGGGCCGCCCGTTCGCATTCACCTACAAGGGCGCCGCCTACCAGGTGCCGACCGCGACCGCCTGGCCGATGACCGCGCTGCGGGCGCTCGCCAACGGCGACCTGGACGCCGCGCTCAGCGAGCTGATCGGCGCGGAGGCGTTCGACGGGATGTGCACGGCGGGGCTGACGCTGGGCGAGCTCAACACGCTATTCGAGGCCATCGCCAAGCAAAGCGGGTTGACCCTCCCAAATTCGCCGCCCTTGCGCAGGCCCGCTTCGCCCCGGACATCGAAGCGGCGCTAATGCTCGCCTACGGGGTCGATACCCTCGACCCGGCCGTGAGCACCAGGCGGGTCGGCGTGCTGCTCGACCGGCTGCCGCCGTCCGCGCTGCGCAACGGCGAGGGCTGGTCGGTGGAGGCCGAGCTGCTGGCCACCCTCATCGACCACGTGGCCGCGCTGACGTGGGTCACGGTCAAGGCGCACTCCAAGAAGGGCGCGCACCTGCCGAAGCCGACGCCGGTTCCCCGCCCGCCCGCTAGGAAATCTCGAGTTGAGAGTTCGGCGGCTCCGCGCGCCGTGGAACCGGGCGCGGTCAAGCACGGCTCGTGGGCTGAGGCCGCCGCCGCGCTCGGCGGGATGCCGGGGATGGTGGTCCGCGGTGGCGACTTACAGCTACGGGAAGCTGGTAGTCCCGGTCTCGGCGGACACCCGTGGGATGGCCGACGACATCAAGCAGGGCGCTACCAGCGCGGGCACCCAGGCGGCGCACGGGATCAGCGGCGCCATGACGAGCGGGCTCCACGCGATCGGCGGGCTCGGCGCGGCAGTTGGCAAGTCAGTTGCGACCGGCATCGCTGGGGCGACGGTGGCCGCGTCGGCGTTCGGGGTGGAAGCCTTCAAGAGCGCGGCGCGGGCGTCGGAGATGGACGCCGCGCTCCAGGCCCTCGCCAAGGCGAACAACATGACCGCCGACGAGCTGCGCAAGGTGGTCGGCGCGGTCAAGGACCAGGGCATTGAGCTGGGCGTGGCGCAGGACCTCACGGCGCAGTTCGTGCGGTCCCAGCTCGACCTGTCCAAGGCCAGCGACCTCGCGCGGGTCGCGCAGGACGCGGCGGTGATCTCGGGCCAGAACTCGACCGATGTCTTGAGCCAGCTCGTGCACGGCATCACGACCCAGAACACGCAGGTCCTCCGCAACGCCGGGATCACGGTCAACGCGACCAAGGCGCAGGACGAGTACGCGGCCACGCTGGGCAAGACCCGCAAGGACCTCACCGAGGCCGAGAAGGCGCAGGCCACCCTCAACGCCGTGCTGACC